ACTTCACGCGCTATCTATGAAGCTGCAAAAGCGTTCCATGGTCAGATCGTAAGCGGTCAAGTCAACGTTCAACCCCCAGTTGATGACGCTGACAGTAGCGATAGTGACAAGTTCTAAGTAGTAATCGCCGATTGATTTAAACGTCGATCGGCGAAATTTTTTCTCTGGGGGATTTTATATGGTAACAGTTCTAGATTGGGCAATCGCCTATTCTAAGAAAGGATTTAAGGTATTTCCAGTCCATGGAATAAGAAAGGACGGGGAGTGCACTTGCGGGAAGCCTTCTTGCGGAGATGCTGGTAAGCACCCGAAGATATCTAAATGGCAGCATGATGCGACCGACGATAAAGCTAAAATTCTAGAATGGTTTGATACTGAAGATCCGATAAACATCGGGATTGCCACAGGACAAAATAGCGGTATAACGATTATCGACGTCGATATCGCAATGGGAAAGAAAGGCGCAGAGACTTGGGCTGAGCTTATTAAAGAAACTGGCGAGCCAAAAACATTAACAGCAATAACAGGCTCTGGCGGTTTTCATTTTGTATTCAGATACAATTCAGTTCTAAAAACTTCAAGCAATACGCTTGGAGAAGGTGTTGATTGTCGTAATGATGGCGGTTATGTAGTCGCTTGCCCTAGTAAGCACCGCTCTGGTGGCGTTTATAGTTGGGTAGATTTTGACGAGCAATTAGCAGATTTGCCTGCGCATTTAACTAAAGAAAAAGAGCGCAGAGGTCGTCCTAAGAAAAAAGACCTGAGTCGTAAAAAATACAGTCTTGATGAAGTTGCGTCAATGTTACTTAAAATTCCTGCTGACGATAGAGATATCTGGCGCATGGTCGGTATTGTGCTCGGACGTGAGTTTAAGATCTCTGATGACGCTTGGGAAGTTTACAATACTTGGTCTGACAGTTGGGGTGGCACGAAAGGTCGTAATCATAATGAGATTATGCGTGAAGCCTTTTATGAGATTAGTCAAAAATCTACTGATAAAGAGCTGTCCTTAGGCACGATTGTTAAGTTGGCGATCGAGGGTGGTTGGCAACCTAGTGCTGGTAATCTACCGATTAACGCTTTCGTTTATTTCGCGCCAGCTAACCAATATATCTACCGCCCGACTAGCACGCAATGGATTGCTGCTGCTGTGGACGCTACTTGCGCCCCTGTCAACGATGGTGGAAAGTTGATACAGGCTTCTGAATGGTTGAAGAAAAAAGCATTGACCACGAGTATGACTAACGATCCGATTATTGAGGGCGACGTGTTGCCTGGATTTGATTGTCGTGAGGGGATGCTAGTTTTATCTGAGGGTGCTGCAGTTTATAATGGTTATCGTCCTCCAAGCATTCAGAAAGGCGAGGCGAAGTTGGCGCAACCATGGATTGAGCATTGCCAAAAAGTATTTAATAAGAATGGCGACGCAGACCAGTTCTTTAATTATATGGCGCATCGCGTACAAAAGCCTTGGGAAAAGCCACGCTTCGCTTTGCTTATCGCAGGCGATCAAGGGGTTGGTAAGGATACCGCAATCGAAATGTGTATTCCTGCTATCGGTCATTGGAACGTAGCGAATATCGATCCTAGTGCTGTTGATGCTGCTTTTAATGAATTCTGCGCTGCTGTGCTTATCCGTGTTAGCGAGACTGCCAACTTACACGATATGAATAAATGGGCTTTTAATGAGCGCATGAAAGTATTGATCGCTGGAACGCCAGATTATTCAATCGTCAACCCGAAGTATGGACACAAGTATTCTGTGCGGTTACATTGCGGGATAATCTTAACCACAAACCACATGAGCACGGGTATTTTTATCCCACAAGGCGATAGACGATATGACGTGATCGACTCAAGTCCTAAGATGGAGATGGGTTTTAGTCAAGACTCAGACCGTCAAAAGTATTTCGATAAACTTTGGCAATGGTACGAAAAGAATAATGGTGCTGAGCATATTTTCGCTTGGCTTTCTGAACGTAATATTAGTAAGTTTAGCGCAAGCAACGGTCAGCGAAAGACGGACGCTCATCATAGCATCGTTCTAGCAGGCATGACTTCTGACCATTGGGCTTTAGACGCACTAGACTTATTGAATGAGCCTAGAGTTTTCAGGTCAGATACGTTTATTCAAGCAGCAATGTCGCTGAATGCTGAAATGAAAGAAGCTGTTATCATTAAGAGCATGAACGCAGTCTTGGGAAGGTATAATTATTCAACAGTTAAAAATCCTGCTGTTACAGACGGAAGATGGAAGATCAACGGCAAGCGATTGACGATTTATAAAAAGGACGATGTTAGTACGTCGGAGTTCGATCAGCTATTCGTTAAATTAAAAGAAATCGAAAGTTTTTAGGCAAATTTATTGAAAAAGTATTTTGCAGTTTACAAAAACTAGAGGATAATATCTCTTAATCGGGAAGCCGATTATTAACTAAGAAAGCGATAGAATGAAGATATTATTAGACCATCAGCGTAGAAGTTACTTGTGGGTAAAAAGCGATAAAAATAACGAGATTATTATTCCACTAGACTCAGCTGGGTTAGCGGTAGTTAAGCTAAACAGCAATGTTTTCGACAGAGAATATGGGATGAAGGAATATAAAGGCAATATTCTTAACGCACTAAAAATATTCGAGCGTTCTATCACCAACTTCGGTGCAACGAGTGAGGCAAGTAAACTGATTAAGGAGGCATTAAATGAGTATCATCAAGCGCAGCAGAAGTCTTAAAGAGAGAAGAAGTTTTCCTAACGCTAGTCATTACAGCACGGAGCAATATGCTAGAATGTATTTTGGCTTAAATTGTAAGTTTAAACCTAGCAATTTTAAAATCGGCAATAAAGAATTTTTAATTTAAAACTAAGAGAGGCAATAAAATGGCACACGAAATTGATGAAAGTACTGGTAAGGCAGCATTCGCACACGTTGGTGCAAAAGGATGGCACGGTTTAGGTCAGCAGTTGACGGAAGACGCAACGCTTGACACTTGGCGAGTTGAGGCTGGTATGGATTGGAGCGTTAAGGAAACTGACGTTCTTTATAAGGTAATCGATGGCGAAGGCAATGTTAACGAAAAGGCGATGGCGGATCGTCGCTTGTTATTCCGCTCTGATACTCACAGCGCATTGAGCATTGTTAGCGACGATTATAAAATCGTTCAGCCACGCGAAGTCCTAGAATTCTTCAGAGATTTAACTGAAAGTCGCGGTTTTACGATGGAGACTGCTGGCGTTTTATTCGGTGGACGTAAGTTTTGGGCACTAGCTAAAGCTGGGGACTCTGTTAAGTTGCTAGGCGAGGACGAAGTAAAGCCTTATTTATTGATCGCGACGAGCGTTGATGGTTCTATGTCGACAGTTGCTCACTTCACTTCTGTGCGCGTAGTTTGTAACAATACGCTAAGAATGAGCGTTGGCGGTAATAATGACTCAATGATTAAAGTTCCGCACAATGCGATTGTTAATCCTGACTTGGTTAAGGCGCAGTTGGGTCTTGCTGCACAGAGTTGGGATGAGTTCGTTGGGAATATTTCTCTTCTGGCTAACCGCAAGATTGACTACGACTTCGCTATTCAAACAGTCGCAGACGAACTAAAAGCTGCCAATAAGATTAAGATGGTAAATGCTGATGGGACTCCATATACTCATTCCGAGTTGGTTGAGTCTTCTACAGTTTTGCGTCGCATTATGCGCTTGTATAATGGCGAGGGATTGGGAGCGCAGTATAAGTCTTCCAACGGAACTGCTTGGGGCTTGGTGAATGCTGTTACTCAGTTCGCTGACCACGAGGCAGGCGCAAAGAAAGAAGACAAGAGCCGTGCTTTCGAGCGTGCGCACTTAACTGACTGGGCGAAGTTTAAAGTAAACGTCGCTGATCGTTTATTAGAAGCTGCATAAGCGTTGCAAGAGCGAGCTGGCTCCGCTCTCCTCCAAAAACCAGCCCCTATTTAGAAAGGAATTAAAATGAAAGTAACAATGCTAAATTATACGCAGGATGCTGTAGATCTTCTGATTTTTACTAAGTCCACTCGCTTAAACCTTAATCCTGGATTGATGAATGAGATTAAGACATTGCCTTATGAAGAAAAGATGGAACAGCTAGAGTATATGGCTGGTACAATTCCTAGTAGCTGGGAGTTCGTTGATTATACATTCCTAGTAGAAGGAGTCAGCCGTGCATATACGCACCAACAAGTTCGTACTCGTGCAGCGTCATACGCTCAGCAGTCAATGCGCGTTACCGATATGTGCGACTTTGAATACATTTTCACAGATGCTAACCTAGAAAATGATAATGCTAAATGGGAAATTGAAAGGCTTATGAAGCAGACTTCGTTAGTTTATCAAAAACTGCTAAGAATTGGACAGCCAGCAGAGGACGCCCGTGGGATTTTACCAACGAATATCGCGACTAACATAGTTTGTAAGTTTAATCTTAGAACGTTCGTAGAACTCGCTAAAAGTCGCACAGGTGGACGTACGCAGGGCGAATATCAAAAAGTTATTAACGCAATGGTGGACGAAGTATTAAAAATCCATCCTTGGGTTGAGAAATTCTTGTTTAAAAAAGGTCGCGACTACTTTAACGAGATTGAAGAGTTCGCAAAACGTAAGTTCCCAGACCTTAAAGAGCGAGGTGAATTATTGAAAATTGTTGACGCTATGCGCAAGGGATAAAAATGTACGCTATTTTTGATATTGATAACTGTTTGTCTGATGACGAATGGAGAATTGATAAAATTAAGAAAGAAGAAGGACTAACCCCAGACGAAATTTATAAGGAATATCATGCTCTCGCACCTCAAGACACTGCTAAAAACTTGGACTTTGTCAATGAAGATCACGCTGACGATACTATTATTATCATTACTTCTCGTCCTGAAGAATATCGCAAGCAAACTGAAGAATGGCTTAAAAAGAACAAAATAGGCTATTGGAAGCTATTGATGCGCCCGAAAGGCAATCATAAACCTAGCGCAGAGTTAAAAATTGATTTATTTGACTCGCTAGGAATAGAGCCAGAGGAAGTTACCTGCGCTTATGATGATCGTTCGGACATTATTCGTGCTTATCGTAAACGTGGGATTTGGGCAGTTAAGCTGGCTATTCATAAATTTGAGAATTTGATTGGAGAAGGTTATGCAAAGTAGAAAAGAACTTTTTGGAGATGACCAACCGCAAACGTCATCTAAGCACGTACCAGATTTGCTAAGGCAAGCAGCAGCGACATACGAGCAACGCAATAAGGTCTATGGAGATAGTTGGTTAGTGCACGGTCAGATTATGGCTGCATTATTCTCGAATGGCGTTACTTTAAATAATGCGGACGACTTTAACCGCTACGCTAAAATC